TGCTCAGCTCATAGCAGGCTCTCTGGATAGCGCCGTAATCTCGTACTTGGCCGCCTAAGCCTTCCTGAATACTGTCGCCCATGATCATGACCTGATGACCGCGCTTAGTCGTCATGTACTGGATCGCAGGAACAACCGCTTTCGTATCGCCACCGGCAGTCACGATGTTGTTCTGGGTAAAGGCCGTCTTGGTCGTAACGCCTAGAACCTCCTGGTTCGTACTGCGGTAGATCCGTGGTGCCGATGAGCCACGCCAGAAGTAGAGGTCGTTGTATGGAGTCGTCAGAGTGGAACCTGCTGGATACTCGATACGAACCATAACCAGAGGCCGACCAGATGCTGAATCTGTCCGAGCGATGCTGGGAAGGTAGATCATATCTGACCAGGGCAAGCTATAGCGCTCTTCCGCTATTCGCATCGGCAGATCAATAGTCGACGAGCCGTTATTCCAAGTGACGTCTACCCATTCGCTGGCTTCAGGAGTAGTGAAGACCTGATAGTCAGCGGCGGGTACGGCTGCAACCACACCTACACATGCTTTGACGCCGGTTACCGCGGCTGTATGGATGTTCGGGATACCGATCCGAAACCCGAGGAATTCGGTTTCGACTTCAATGATCATGTGAAAGGTGATTGCATTGGCTGCTGGCTGAGGCTTCATCCGGCCAAACAGGTGCTTTGTAAATACGCTTGTTCCAGTAGTCAGGAACGATTCCAGCTGATTGCGTTTTTCCTGCTCCTCATAATATGGAGCCATCGCGTGTGGAAACGGCTTTCTTGCCATGTTTTTCTTCCGTTTTGGTTGATGGTTCCTATATCCCGGCTCGCTCGAAGGCCAACGGCTCTAATTCCTTCAATTTCGCTAAAGTTATCGGCTTAAATTGTCGATCAAGCTGTAATTGGGCAAATCGCTCAGCACTTAGTCCGCCATCCCTAAATAGCTTTGCTCTAGTCGGACCTAAAGCCTCATCTTGGAATGCCTTACTCTGGCTTTTTAGCCATTCATAGTATGTGAGATCCGCCGAGACCTGCTTAGGGCCATCTGATCCCTTTGAGGACTGCGTGGCGCCTTGGCTAAACAATTTGGAAAACTTGGTAATGGCGACCATTGTGCTCCTGCAATTCACGTGCGCAGGCGGGCGCGGGCCGGAATCCACAGGAAAAAACCTGCCAGACATAGATTTGCAGATTGGCGTTGTCCTGGAATCCAAGACGCTCAACCAGCTAAGCCCTGTGATCACATCCGAATTCGCTCGGAAGGTCTCGTTCCTCGCCTGACTGGCTACGTGCTGAACCGCTGTCCTGACTACTGCCGAAGCATTGCGGTCGGTGATAGCCAAGAGGCCGTCCTTATACTGCTGAGCCTTGGTGCCTCGGATAGCCTGGATGATCTGCGTGGTCGTCTGGCCCTCGAAGAAGCCCTGACGTACCGCGCCTACCACCCGTTGCCGTTCAGTCTGTGTCCATCCTTCAATGAAACTGGCTAGCAGCTTGCCGCCATCCGTACCGCGCACCGATAAAGGATTGGTCGTGATAGCCGCCTTGATCGCTGCAAGGCTCGGAAGCACCGCATCAAACGTCACCGCAGCCTCAACGTTAGCCGTAGCCACTGCCGCCGCGTTATTGAGGCTGGATGCCTCGAACTGGGCTTCGTAGACCGCAAGGTCAACCAGATCAAGCTGAAGCTGGTCAGTGAAGCGGGAGAATATAGCTAGCAACAGACTGTCGATCTGGTCTAGCAGCTTCTCCTGGCGCTTGCGGTTGTACTCTGTGATGTCTGGATCGCTCAGCTTCTCTCTGATCTTGCGGTCAAGCTCCTTCAGGAATGGGGCAAACTTGGCGACCTCGTTGGACTTCAGCTTCTCCAGCAGGACGGCGTGGCGAACCGTGGCATCAAACAGTGCTGGATTCGCCGCCATTGTCGTCTACCTCTGGGTCGCCTATGACCCTGATATTCTCGCCGTCACAGACAAACTTGACCGTCAGCTCTTGGGCGCTGAAAGGCTCCGAACTTAGCGAAACACTCGCTTGGTTAGGCAGGTACTTCCCATCCTCAGTGAACAAGCAGAACAGGCCCCGATCATTGCGCTTCAGGATCAGCTTTATCTTTTCTGTCTGTTGATCCGACATTATCGTCCTCGTCGTCCAGGTCTAAGCCCGGCGCTGTGGTTTGAAGCTCATCCCGTATCGCATCGTCTTTCTTTTCGGGATCAATCAGCTGGTAATCCCTGAGCTGACGCCAGAAGTCGGACTGAGGAATCAATCCCGCCTGGACACCCTTGATCAGGTTCGCCAGCAGGTTCGAATCAATCTGGACACGGACGAAGTTCTGATTGAGCGTGTATTCAGGCTTGCCAGTGGCATTCATGAACTGGGCTACCCACTGGAGAACCCGCGTATATGCCTCGGATACGTTGCTGACGACCAAGGACAGAACCGAATGCTCAGCAGCGTTCTCGTTCTGCTCCTGTGTGGCCGTCTTGGATCCACTGCCCTGCTCGATCAGACGGGCACCCAAGGCCACCATCTGCCGCTCTTTGGAATCCATCGCCTCTTTAGCTAGCGTATTAGGCTGAGCCTGAATGATGCCAGCTGAACCACCTTTCGGAATCAGAAATGGGGTACGGGCGCCGATGTAGAGACCACTCTCTTGTATCCAGTCACGCCACTGCTCATCCAGACCGGCAATCCAGATCATTGGCTGCCCCACCAGATAGGCGCTGTCTTCGTAGTCAGCACTATTCCTGTAGTGGGCAATGTTGAGTTCAGCCATGTCGTACAGCGGAGCATCATCAACACTGGCGTCGTTATTCTCTGAGCCGAGGAAAGTGAAAGGAATCTCCTTCCAAGGCTTCCCGCTGCCATCAGTAGGCATGCGCGGATCTTCAGCTAGCGTCCATCCACCGTTCTCACGGTAAAGCTCGACGATGTAGTTGCCGGCATCATCCAGGCGCAGGACTCGATATTGGTCCTTGGTCTCGATGCCGAAGCCGTCATCAGTCTCTTCCTCGTACTGCTCTTTGAGTACGACTAGAGACAGGACGTGCTGACCACCAACCAGACGAGTACGCCAGTTGATGATCGACTCAGCCTCATAACTCGTCACTGTGGCGCGAACCCGCCCAGCCCGTAGGTCGGCCAGGGATGCATTGCCTTCGATGGCTGGATAGTCCACCAGAAGCCCATGACGACCCGTCTCAAGCAGATGACCGATTACCGATTGGCTCTGCTGGTAGATACTTACCCCTGATCCGTCGATGTCCTCATTGACGTAATCAAGTAACGCAGGAACCTTGAGTGTCGGCCAGGTTGTGAAGACTGCACCCACCAGACCATTCTTTGTCCGGCCTGTGGCGTTGTAGAACACTGCGCGAGCAAGGTAGGACTTGAACCGCTCTTCGTTGGCCTCGCTCTTGTCATGGGGATTGGGTTTAGGCAGGTAGTGAAAGCTCCCCGCCTTGATCTTCTCTGAGCCTTTGCAGACGTCCCGCACGAGCCGCCAACGGCTTAGCGCGGCGGTCAGCTCGGGCCTGTGGTATGTGACGTCTGGCATTAGCGTGCAAATCCCATATTGATTGAAGTGACCGGCTTAACGATTGGATAGTCCTTGTGGATGAAGTACCCACCGGCATCGTTTGTATGGTCATTGCCTTGTGTCTTGTCTGGCTCGCCGTTAGAGCCCCACACCTGCTGCTCTAGTGAGTCGGCATAGGTCGGGCACTTGTCGGCATTTACCCTGTATCTGCGCTCCCCTTGGGCATTGCAGAACATCGCATTCATGGCGTTGATGCGATCCTTCACCGGAGGGTTGGAGTTTGGTGCGATTACGGCAAAGCCTGCTTGCTTGAGCTGGGCAATGTCCGTTGTGCTGGCATTCACCGACTTACGTGAATCACCAGAGGCGTCAGGGTAGATCCTGATCTGCCGTGTGTTTCGGTAGTCACCATCGGCATACAGCCAATAGCGCTCTTTGATCTTCTTGATCATGTCCGGCGTGTCATAGCCGTTAATGATCTCATCCACTGCATGAGGCATACCCAAGCGCTTCACATGAACGATGGCCGACATCTTGCCAACGTTGAAGTCCATGCCAATGAACAGCGGCTCTCCCGGCTGTATCGTCTCCTGCGAGGCGTTCAGCTTGCGGTCATAGGTGTGGTAGATCGATCCAGACGTCAGGTTGACGAACTGGCCGTTCAGATACGCCCTAATCAGCTGTTCTGGGTAAGACTCGAACAGCGAGGGAATATAGTCATCCGGTAGGTTCAGCTCATTGTCATAGGTGCTGGCCTGAATCAGACCGTACCGCTCACCCATGGCAGGCTTCTCTCTAACCTGCTTGGCAAACTGCTGATAGACGAACTTGAACCCTTCAGGGGTGGTTGTAACGTCCACACCGTTCTTTAGCCCGTCTACCTTGTAGCGCATACGAGCGATGATTTTCCGCCAAGCCTCTTGGGCTTTATTGGCGTTCATCACGTCCAGCTCATCGACCAGGCCATGACCAATCTTGAAGCCTACGATGGTCTGAGGCTTTTCCATCGAGCGGCAGATGATCGTTCCACGATAAGACCGACCGCTGTAGACGTGGACCTCATGGTTACCCTGGTTGACCAGAACCTTAAGGCCCCACTCATGAGCAACCTCTTCCATAGTTGGATAGAAGATGTCTCGGATCTGGCTATAGGTGGGAGCAAAGTACCCCGCGTTGATACGAGGCCATTGCCACATATGCTTGGACAGGCCACAACAGCCTACCCATGTCTTGCCTGAGCCAAACCCAGCTACGAAAGCCTTGAACTTGTGCGGCAGTGCAAGGAAGCGCGACTGAGGGACATTAAGCGTCGGGTTTACGGGCATCTTTGACTGTAACCTCAACGCGCATCGGCACTACATCATCTGGATCAGACTCGACGGGCTTGTCTCTCCATTTGGCCGGCTGTCTGTTCTTCAGCCAGAAGATTGCAGCAGTAGTATCAGGTGGATAGTGCTTGATGATCTGCGTCTGGACGATCTGCCCATCAATAACGCGGATATCAGTGTCTTGGTGTTCGTACCCAGTGGCACGATGGAATAGCTTCGAGGCGACTTCAGCATCAGCCAAGGTCTTGCCGCCTTTTAAGGACTCAAGAAACGCAGGATGAGCCTTCTTCCAAGCATTCAATGTCTGCTCGGACACCTCGAAGTATTCAGCTAGTTCTTTATCGGTCAGGCCCAGCTTACAAAGCTTGAGTGCCTGCGCGGCGTACTCCGCCCTGTAGCTTGTTGGTCTACCCATATCATTGCCAATTACTCAATAACTCTCTCAACGTGCACGACGTTGTAGTCAATATCGATCTCGACATCATCTCGGTCGTAGTAAGTGGCTGTCTTGCCTCTCAGCTCTACGATCTCAGCGTCAATGATCTTCTCTTCGGCCTTCTGGATAGTGTCCGTATCGTTTACGAATGTGACCTTCCACTGTGTCATGGCCTTCACCTATTTGAAGACTTCGCGGAATGCATCCAGAGCGGGCTTATTGCGATCGGCCTCAAGGCTCATGATGTTTTCCTTGGCCGTCTCAGTAGCCCACCATGCATAGCAGTCTGAGCCGTTGTCTCGTGCATAGATAAGCGCGTTCTTGAGTGCTTTCAGTGCGTTTGGCATATAGCCAGGAGCGCCCACCTCACCTAGGCAGTGCTTGAAGCCTGCTGCCTTACAGAGGGCTATACACTCCTTCATCCGATTAACACCGACTTGAGGGTCAATGTTGTCATGCCCATAGCCACCACCAGCATTCGCGTCCATGTACAGGTGCGTATGGATCTCGATGCGGTTAGCTGGGTCTTTCAGGGTGAATAGTTTCTCGTTACCCAGCGCCTTGAAGCGTGCTGTGGTTGCCCAGTCAAAGGACTCAACCGCAATGGCGCACTGCATATCAATCTTGCGGATCTCATCGATACACAGCTGGGCTTCTTTCACCCAGACATCCACTGAGGGGATATCTACAGGCTCATTACACAGGTCGATACCGTAGAAGGCTGCATATGCTTCTGGATCTGACTTGATCAGCGCGACAATCTTGGCGTCTACGTCAGCCAGCGCACCATGAGGTACTGCTGCTGTTCCGATCTTCTGGCGGTTGACTGCGGTGTTCGTGGTGGAGTAGCCCACGTAGTTGTGAACATCCACTAGAACCTTGAGCCCCACTTTGCCGTGGAGTTTGATGTTATCTAGTAACTCTTTGCTGTAGCCGGGATCAAGCGGGCCAAATAGCTTGCGCTGAATACGCTCCCAAGCAATGCCGACACGGGCTTTCTTGGCGCCGAATCCTGCCCAACGCGTGATCTGTGCAGCACTAGCCCAGAAGTAATTAGTACCTGCCTTTCCGGGCAGGACAGTCTCACCACCACCGGCCTGGCCGATGTTGACGCAGAAGAGGCCTTTCGGCGTTAGGTTAGGGTTCGAACCAGCAACAGGAGCCGGATCATTAGCCGGTACGCTTGGAGTCACCGGTGCGGGTGACCCCTCAGACTTTGGGACGGTGAATACCACCGGCTTACCAGCCACTTTACTTGGATCAAGCTTGGCGCCGTCAAATGTTACTGACGTCTTGTCATTGAAGACTTCGACGTTCTTGACGTTGCGGTTTGATCCATCGCCCATCATGGCGCTACGGCCAATCTTGAGCACTGGGTTACTGGCTACCGAGATACGAGCAACGTTATCAGCTACCCATACACCATCGATCCAATCACCACCGGTTACCTGTGCATTAGGCACAAGGCTTAGGGTTGTCGTTTCGATTGGCGCTGTAGGTGTCTCTACGGGCTTCTGAGGTGTTTCTACCGGTGTAACCGGTGTGCCTGCATTGATCTTGGCAATTGCAGCCGATAACGGCGCTATAGCCTTCGTAACACTGCTATCGATGAGCGCAGTGAGTTCGTCGTCTGTAATAACGACTATTTTGGGCATTTCGGCCATGTGACTGGTCTCCTGGGTTGCCGCGCCGGACAACTGAGCTCGGTCACTGGCCATTGATGATGTGGTCTTGCTCGGTTATCCACTGCTGTAGGCTGCTGAGCTGTTCAGCGTTGGCTCTACAGGCGGCGTAATTCTCGGTAACGGTGATAGCTATCGTGCTCAGCCTGACTTTAGGGCCTGCTGGTAGCGGCTGAAGCTCTCGGGGTTGCTGCATCAGGAGTGCCGGGGGCAGCATCCAAACTGATTCCTCGGGCCGCTGCGTCGTGCACGCGGATAAAGCCATCAGGCACAGGGCACTGATCATCAGCTTCAGGCGTGATGTAGACCGGCACCTGCTTGATGATTGTGTCGGCCTGTTTGTAAACGATCTTCTCTCTGTCGACATACTGAGTGACTACCCTATCTCTTACCTTGACCAGTACCTGAACGTCCTTGACGGTCTGCTTCAGTTCCTTCTCTTGGTTGTGAGTTGCTCCTGTCACCCAGCCATGACCCCATATCGCAACACCAAGGGCCAATACCGCTAGGTATGCCCATATGCGAGGGATGAGTAGGTTCATATCAGCCCCAAGTGCCAGTACGCATTGCCTTGGCGAGTTCTTGAGCGCGGCCTTTCACTTGCTTGGCCCACTTGCTGTCCAGCATCTCAGTAGCGGCTAGGTCGAATTGCTGATTACCAATAGCGGCTAGCATCTTCTTGAAGCCAGCTAAACGAGCACGACCAAGGTTGAATGCCATCTCAATGACGACCTCTTGCCTGACTCCATCAAGTGACTGGTAGCGATGCACCACAGCTATAGCGTCTGTGATTGCATCATCGATGTCGTTAGCAAGCAGAAAGGCTATCTCAGAGTCTTTCAGCCCCTTGTCGTCGAGGTTGCGACCGATACCGATGGTCAGCTTTCCCTCTGTGTCCTTGTATGGCTTGTTGCGCTTGTCTTCCTTGGCGGCAAGACGACGCTGAAGCCTTGCCATGTCGATAGCCATTAACGCCGTCTCCGCTCTGTTCTTCCATCCCAGCATTCATCCCATGTGGCGATCTTTGCGACGTTTCCGTTCGCTCGACATACCAGTATCAGGATGATGGCAAGGATGATGGTGTTGTAGATGGATACTTCCGGCCATTCCCCATACACGAGGATGCGGCCGGATATGCTGAGCCATTGCTGAGCCGTGGCAGATGCCAGGCCAAATGCGCACAGACTAGGTAGGAGGCGATACTTGGATCGGCCTCTTGAATACTTGAACGCGATCATTATTGCGATGCCGGCGCATACCGATGCTTGAGCAAGGGCTGAATACCGAATCGGCTCGGACAGATACCCGTAGGTTGCCATCGCACCAGTCATCGCTGCCGCGCACATCGCTCCAGGCTGGTTATCTCGGCGGTAGTAAAAGGCCGAGACGCTGGCAAAGAGGATCGTTAGCAGAATTAATACTGTGGTGGATGTCATGGAGTGTCTCGCTTACCGAAGAAGCGATTCAGAATGAACAACAGCCACCTTGGCGCGCGGCCAGTCTGAAAGGCTTCAAGTACTGAGATGCAGACAACTACACAGATAAGGCCTGCTATGAATGCTGCAAAGCCGCTGGTCTGCGCCCACTTTTGGGCAAGCAGTTCAACCGCTCCGAAATAGCCGCCTATCCACCCCACAAAGAGGTAGCCCAAGCGCTGCAGCACCTTGAGATCCTTGGCAAAAATAATGAACGCAAACGCTCCCCCGAACGCGCCTACTACGGCGGCTAAGTCCACTCCGGGGAATATGCTGGCTAAACTGAGTCCGAAAAATCCCGCCGCCAGCGGTGTACCTAAGCTGGTCGTGGGTTCGGCCATCTCTATCTCCGAGCATTGAATTGAATGGCCATTGCGTCGGCCAGCGCTTCGTCACGACATGGGGCTTGTATCCAGAAGGGAGCACGCATGGGACTAAATAGGGCCTTATTTCAGGCAATAAAAAACCCGACACAGTGGCCGGGTTCTTTTGGAAGGCTCCGAGAGACTTTTAGCAGGGAATCAACGGGCTCTTCCTTTCCTAAGCTCAGAAAGCTTTAGGGCGAAGTCTTAAATCATGAGAAAAGCATAGCAAAAGTTGATCAAAATGCAAACGTTATAACATTAATATTTTCTATGCCGCTTGTCGCATCACTCCAATGGCTTGGGATACAGGCTTGAGCGCGTCTCGATCCAAGTCATTACAGACGTTGAAGCACTCTTCGATGTACTCCTCCCATTCGCGGCAGAAGTTAAATTCGCTGATCTTGACACCGCATTCAAGCTCCACCCACTTACGGAAGTGCTCAGGTTTGGCTAGCGGATCAATACCTTCGCTTTGACCTCCTTGATGCATCCGGCGATAGCGGAACAACACTGCCCTTGCCACTGCCCTCGCCTTGTCCTTCTTCTTCAGTGTCATCTCGAACTTGATATGTGCCATCTGGTAGATAAGAGCTTCGACATAATCCTTCTGATCATCTGTCGCTAGTGGCGAGTACATCCAGTCACCAAATGTACGTAGATGCAGCGGAAGCGTCTGTATGGCCTTCTGGATGCGTCCACACACTGCCTGGTGCATTGCCATCATTGTGCGACCATCTCGCTCTGTGCGTTGAATTGAGGCCCCTAGCGCCGCTGTTTCTTCAGCGATAGCCAGAACGGATACACGAGACTGATAAAAACAGTCATGCCAAGCAATGCGAGCAGACTTCAGGCGCATAGTGAGAGCTCTCCGATTTCAATCTGTACCAATCCACCGGCCATTACTGGGCCGCGAATAATGCGTAGGTCATCGATTTGGCTGTCGTCATTCCAGACGCCTGCCTTGGTTAGAGAGTCCAAGAGCGCCTTGAACAGGTTATCGAGGTCTCTTGTGGCTCTGTTAGGCGGGTAGGCTGTGATTTCCACTCGCAGCCTTCCTTCATGCTTTGGTATCCGTGTTGCCCAGCACAGCTTTGCTACTGACTGGGTGTAGGAACGGCCTTTCTCGCTGATCAGGGTCTTGGCCCCGACGCGGCGGTAGTAGGTGTTATTGCTTGGCGGCCATGGGAGGGTGATAGTGGTCATTGGCCGTCCCCTTCTTTCGCGCATGACTTCTCATACAGATGGCGCGACTGGTTGTGCCTATCGTTCCACTTCTCCACCGCCAACCGCTCCATTTCCTCGAAGGTCAGTTCGTGCTTGTTTTCGAAGATGGCTAGGTCGTCCGAGTCAACTTCAGGCCCACGCGCTGCACACTCATGGCACCAAACGTATGCGGTCATAGAGGTGTCTTCCTCACACTGGCCCGCGTACAGCTTGTTGCCCGTCAAGGAGTCCTTTACCTGAATGCAGGGAGGGCCTTCACAGAAGGGGCAAGGCTTGATGTTTGTCATTACGCACCTCCAAACAGGCCGTACAACTTCAGCCAGTCATCCCCTACCCGGTAGTGCTCGCCGTCTCCGTGCGAACTGGCCACCCTATCGGTTCTCTCTTCGTTGAAATCATGAAGGTGTGGGTGCTTCTCTTGGCTGAACATGTCCAGCTGGTCGTCAGGGAATCTCATAGGAAATTCACCTCATCCAGCGGCTTGTCAGCTAGAGATTTCATGACCCTAGCCCTGTCTCTCTCTTCCCTCAGCTGATCAGCGAACTCAAGCGCCTTAGCCAGGGTGCCAAATATCCTTTTCTCACCATCGCCGTACTCGACCGTGACGGCGATGGGGTTACCGTTATTGATGATCATC